CTGCGAGTTGATGAGGTTCGAGGTCTCGCGCGGCGTCATGCCCGCGGCCTCGCTCCCGATCGGGATCAACATCGTCATCACCGTGCGCTGCGCGCGGGCCTGCGTCGCCGTCAGAAACTGCGGCATGCGGTTGACCACGCGAACACGGTTGCGATCCATGCGACGGATGCTAGGAAGGCCCACCGCGCGGGCCTGCCTTCAGGTGGCGATGCGGAAGTCGGGGGAGCCTTCGGCCTTGAAGGTGTCGGCCCACGAGGCCACGGCCCGCACCTCCTGGGCGCCGGCCGCAAACGGGTCGGCGAGCTCAGACACGCCCACCAGCACCATGTCGCCCTGCTTGATGTCGGGCAGTGAGGTGTAGATCAGCAGCCGCGACACGAACTCGTCGCCGCTGGCGCTGGCCATGCGGCGCGATTCTGCGGAGTGGTCGCACAGAAACTGCCCGGCGAGCGTGTAGGTCGTCTGGCCGCTCCATTCGGCCGTGGCCGCCAGGCGCCAGAGCGTGGCGGTCTGGAGGTATGACCAGCTGGATGCGGTGGTGGGCTGCGCGAGGTAAACGGCCGGCATGCTGCTTCAGGCGACGGCTCGGCTGCCGAAGAAGTCGGCCGTTACGTTGCGGCCGAAGGCGGGGCTCATGGTGATGGCGGCAAGCTGCGCCGGGCCGAAGGTGTGCGGGCTGCACAAAAACGGGGTGGCGACCCATTCGGAGCAGAAGTAGCTGTCGCCCTTCTGCCGCGTGGGCAGCACGGTGGCCACGGCGCCGAAGATGTCATAGGGCATGCCCTCGGTTTCATCGAGCAGCGCCACCGCGCGGAGCACGTCCCATGAAGGCACGTCAGCGATGAGCCAGTGCCACGGCTTGAGCCTCACTTGCTTGGCGCGCACGCCATCGTCCCGCAGGCTGCTGCTGGCGATGGTGACGGTGCCGTCGTCGTGCTCCTGCAAGATCGACTCGCAGTGCGTCACGCGCTTGAACTCGCCACGCTGCACCGAGCGCACCACAGCCCAACCCGAGCGGACTTTCAGGCTGTCGCCGCGGTGGGCGCCGATGTAGTGGGCGACCAGCATGTCAGGGCAGCGGCTGCAGCGGGTCGGTCTCGCCGTCGAGCAGAAGCTGCCCGCGCCGGCAGATGGCGGTAATGCCCATCAGCATCTGCTGCACAGTCGTCGAGCCAGGAATCTGCGCACCCGTGGCCGGGTTGACATACCCGACCGGGTGCGTCGGCGCAGGCAACGGCAGCATCCGCACCTCGGGTCGGCCGTCGAGCAGCCGCACGGCGCCGCCTGCATCGACGATGGCGGTGCGCTCCTCGTAGGTCACGGTCGATGTGCCGTCCTCGTGGTGATCGATGACGATGCGGCAGACCCGCGGGTAAGGCAGTCCCGAGGTCGTGTCGTAATTGCGCGGCATGGTGTTCTCCTGGTTCAATGGGCGATGTAGCACCGGAAACTGGCTCTTATGGTTCCGGCGCGATGTCCTTACACGGTTCGAGACAGCATGACCTTGACTTGGCCTGCGGCCACCGCCGTGGCGTCGGTGTCTGCCACGGCGCCGGTTATGGCGATGCCCAATCCCAATGCAAAGCGGTAACCGTTAAATCCTGGCGTTATCTCCTTCTCCCCAGGAACACCGGCCACTGCTGCAGGAACGGTGATAACCATTGCAGGAACATCGGACGCGAGAACCGGCGCGGTCGCTTTGTTGTATAGCTTGACAAACGCCGGGGTCGCGCCGATGTTTGTGGCGTAGAAAGCCTGCAAGCCACTGGAGCCCGTCAAAATAAGGGCGATGTTGGTAGTTGCGAGACTGTTCAGGATGTAGGGCGTGGCCGGGGCAAGCGGCGTACCGGCGCTGGTGACAGCGGAGACGGTCGAAACGGTCGAAACGGTCGTGACGCCAGAGACGGAGGCAATCGTGCCCCCTTGCGGGACAACAGGAACCGCGCCGGCCATGTCGCCGGCCGGGCGAGACAGCAGCTCAACACGCTCGCGCTGGAACTCGAACACCCGCACGAACGACACCCGAATGTCGGTGCGCTTGATGATCGCGCCGCCGCAGTTGGTGCTGGCGAAGTCCGCCGGAAGGGTGCGCTGATCCGGGAACGGCAAAACCAACGTCAGGAAAGTCGTGGCCTGGTTGGCGATCTTCCACGGGCCATCCATGCCTAGCGAAGTGCCTGTCAGGTCTGCCCGCATGCCGACCACGTTCACGAGATCACCGATAGAGCCAGCGGCCCATGTCGTGTTGCCGGTGATGACGAGTTGCCGCGTGCCGTCTGCCAGCGTGGACAAAACCGCAGACTGCGCAACCACCGCGCTTGCGCCCAGCGCAGACATCAGGTTACCACCCTGCACCTTGGCGACGTATCCGCCATAGCTGGTTGAGATAACGGCCGTACCGATGACAATCGTGAACGACGTAGCATCAATGACAGACGCAACGCCCGTAGCTACCAGAAGGTTGGCGAAGTTGGTCTGATCGCGGATGCCGTAGACGACAACCGGATCACCAATAATAAACCCGTGCGGAACGTCGGTTGTAATCGTCGCGGTGGCGCTGGCGGTGGCTTTAACCGCTGAAACGATCTGCGCGGCAGGGACAGTCAGTGCCTTGTTGTTCGTGGCCCGAAAGCGCAGGCGGTAGTCATTAACCGGGTCCGGGCAGACCTGCACGCGCAGCAACCGGTTGATCGGCTGCGCAACAGTGTCGATGACTGCATCGGAACACTGGACGCGATCCGCCTGGATGTTGTAGCGGTACTCCGTCGAAGGGGAGAAGCTGTACGTGTACTGCGTGTTGGGGGCAAGTTGAGTCGAAGCCGTCGTTGCAATCGTGACGGAGTGGTTTCCCGCGACGGTTCCTGACGGAAGCACGTCGCCAGATTCGCTGCGGACGTAAAACGACGAGTTCGTAACGGTCGCGTTCTCGAAGATTTGCGAAACGCCGTTCTGCGCGCGGCCAAGTCTCTCTCGGAAATAGACAAACCCCTTCTCGCCGGATGGGTTCGCAATCGTCTGCGATGCGATAGTGCCACCAGGTCCAGCAGTTACTGTGAACTGGGTCGGCGACGTAACAGTGGCGACAACCAAAGACGAATAGTTCGCTGCCTCGTTTGCGCACCCAAAGATGCCGATAGATTGGCCAACGGACAGGCCGTGCGGTGCAACGGTGTCAACCGTCAACACCGACAGCGCTTGAGTGATCGACGCGATGGCAATGTCGGGCACATCGGGAAGCGACGGCAGCGTATCGACAAACTCGACCGCCATCTCCTGGCCGAGCGTGCGCTGTGACATCGACAGGCCGATTGAGGCGTCGATCGGCATCTTGGCGGTGTCACGCGACGTGACGATCGTCTCTGTTCCGGCCTGCAACGGGTCTTTGCTGATCACCAGGTAGCTCGCGGCGGCGGCGTTGCCGTCGAGGAAGACCAAGTCACCGGCGCCATTGCTGGTGATGTCGTACTTCTCGCCGGGCGTGAATGACTCGAACGCCTCGCGGAACTTGCCGGTGATGTTGCCGGTGCTCATGAGCGTCATGGAAACGCCGTCGTAGCTGTACGGCCCGCGGCCGGTGTTGCGGTCATACCAGCCGGCGCCGGTGAACTCGAAGCCTTGCGGAATCGTCATGGTCGGGGGTCCTGTTTGGTGATGTCTGGCAGGGTCAGCCGCGGCGCCTGGTGCTGGTGTGCGCTGTCACGCGGGCGGCGCCCTAGACCACGAGGAGAAGCGTCGAATTGGCCGGGTCGGCCCCGACAAGCGCGGCCGTGATGCCGGCGCTGTCCAGGCCAGACAGGCTGCGCCGCAGTGCCGTGATGGCGTTGTCGGCGTTCTTGAAGCTGCGCGAGGCCCCCGATGGGGCGCCCTGCGACTGGATGCGGCGCGCGCTGTCGGCGCCGGCAACGATGGCCACGGCCATGGCCTGGATTCGCACGATGGTCGCGGCGCTGTAGCCCGCCGCCACCATGGCCGGCTCGAGCGCGGCCACGTCGTCGACTGCGGCGTGAACGACGAAGCTCGGCACCGTGATGCCGAGGGCTTCGTCGAGGTAGGCCGTCGCCTGCGCGAGCGTGAGCATAGCGGGCGACGGCGGTGCGCGGGCTCAGCCGGCGGCGGCCTTGGCCTTCTTGACGGCAGGGTTCACGACGGGCTCACCCTCGGGCGCCTTGACGGACTCGACGGTGAGCTCAGCCGGGGCCACCGCGACCGGCCACGACGACACCGCCTCGGCATCGTCGGCAGCCGGCGTGCACTTGCCCGCAGCCCAGGCCGGGATGGCGTCCAGGCCCGGGAAGTCGACCACGCGGCCCGGCACCGTGCCAGCCGGCCACGGCGCCTTCAGGTGCGTGACGGTGACCTTCATGATCAGCTGGCCGTCAGGTGCGCGAACGGGGCGCGGCCGTCGAAGTCCGCGCGGAACTGCGGCGCCACCACGGCCATCACGTCGAAGACGTAGTCGTCCTCGGGGTTCTGGCGCACCTTCGGGCGGGTCGTCATCGGCATGGCCGACAGGATCGAGCCCCAGTTGCCGTCGGCTAGGCCGGCGACACCGATGATGTTGTCGGCGGGCACACGGCTGCAGGGGATGATGTCGGCGATCTGCTCGATCTCGCGCAGGCGGGCCAGGATCGTCTTCGGGTAGCCCGCGGCGAACTCGTTGATCGAGGCGTACACCCAGTCGCTGTAGTTCAGGAACACAGTGATTCGGCCAAAGGCGTTGTCGCCCACGCACGCATCGACCAGCTGGCGGGAGGCCGTCAGCCAGTTGGCGCCGGTGGCCGTGCTGTTTAGGTCGAAACCGTGCGTGCCGGTGTTGCGCTGCGGGTGGTTGCGCAGGCCGAAGACCTGCGAGCCGCCGACGACGATGCTGGCGTCGCCGTTCAGCACCATGTCTTCGAGCTTCTCGGCCACCTTGCGCTGGTGGTTGGCGATGGTCTCGACGTCCAGGCCCACGCCACCCTTGCGCACGACGGCCATCTGACGCCAGCCCATGCGGGCCGCCGACGACACGACAGGCACCGGGGTGCCGACGTACTTCACCTGCGCTTGGTCGGCGATCTGGCCGTTGCGGCCGTCCATGGAAACGGTGACCGCGCCGCTGTCGCTGATCTGCGGGAAGTAGTTGATCAGGTCGCCCACACCCATCGGCGTGGTGTTCGCGCGGGCCAGCGTGTTGAAGACGGCCAGCACGTCGCGCTGGATCTGCACCGCCCGGGTGTCGATGCGGCGCCACGCGTCGATGTCGACGCCCGAGGCGTTGCCGGCAAACTGCATGTCTGCCGCGTGGTTCGCGGCCATGGCCACTTGGCGCTGGTTGAAACCGGCGCGCGCCGCGTTGATGGCGGCGATCTGTTCTTCGGTGTAGCGAAGCATGGTCTGTTCTCCCGTCAGGCCTTGGCGTAGGAAATGGCGATCTCGACCTCGATCAGGTCGCCGGCAGCGCGCACACCGGCTTCCCGAGAGAACGCAATCACACGGTTGGTCGACGCGGCGGCCACGGCCCGGCCGGCAGCGCCAACGGTCAACTCCTGACCGTAGGTGTAGGTCGCGGCGGCCACGGCTACCAGGTAGCGCTGGCCCGGCTCCAGGATGTAGGCGATGCCCGTGTCACCAGAGGCGTAGGCGGTCAGCAGCGGGTTCGTGGCGTCCAACTGGGCCGTGCTATAGAAGTCACGGTCGGCCAGCAGGCGGAGGAACGTCGTGCCCGGCGCGGTGGCCTGGGCGAACTGCGTCGCGCTTTCGGTGACGAACGTGCACGGCAGCAGCGCAGCCGCGCATACGCGGGCGTCGGTCGTGACGGGCTGGCGGCCGTTCGGGCCTTTGTAGACGGTGCGGCTCATGTGCGGCTCCCTTTGGTGCGGTTCAGCGCTTGCCGGCGCCGTCGGCGGCGTCGATCAGCGCGTTGAAGTCATAGCTGGCGAACTCGGCGCCAGCCGTGGTGGTCGCGGCGGCACTGCCCGGCAGCACCGGCGCAGCGGTCGTGCCGTTGGCCTTCAGCTCCTTGCAGCGCTTCAGGCCCATGGCCTTGAAGTCGTCGGCGGTCAGGCCCTTGGCATTGGCGGCCAGCTCGGTGGCCAGCGTCGCCAGCTCGGCGGCTTCGGCCTGCTGCGCGTTGGCTTGCAGGGTCTGCAGCTGCGCGTTCGCGGCGTCGAGCTTGGTCTGCACCTGTGCGACGGCCGCGGCGCTGACGTGTTGGTTGTAGGCCGACAGCAGCTGCGCTTCGGTCAGCCCCTCGGTCTTGATGCCGGCGGCGTTCAGCGCGGCGGTGAGCATGTCCTTCATGGCGTCCTTCTGCAGGTTGTTGATCGGCTCGTACTCGCGCTTCTCGCGCACCTCTTGAGCAGTCCCAGAAAATGCTACGGACGACCCATCCGAAGCCACGGTGTAGTCCTGGCGGTACATGCGGCCGTCACGGTCGGACCAGACGGCGTAGCGGGCGAAGACCTCGCGCACCCAGCCGCCTTCGGGAAGGGCCTTGTAGAGGCCCTCGCGGATCTGATCGAGGCTGAGTTCGTCCTCGTTGCCGAGCAGTTTGCGCAGCAGGCTCTCAGCCCATCCGGCGAAGCCCTCGCCGCGGCGGTCCAGCGCTTCGTTGACGGTCACGGCTTCGACTTGTTCAGCCTCGCCGGCCGCGTTCAGGAACATGCCGACGCCCTGCTCGGGCGTGCCGGCGCCGCTCTCGTTCAGCAGGAAGGCCGAGTGGTCATAGACGATCTCGGTAGCGATGCGCTGGTACTTCTTGCCCAGGCTCTCGCCGTTCGCGGTGATGGCCTTGCAGAAGAGGCCGGTGCTCACGTGGATCGGCTCGGCGTTGCTGCCGTTCATGGCCGCGTCGAGCCGATCGACCAGCTTCGCGCCGTCGGGGTGCGCCTTGGCCTGGGCCTCGTTGACGACCACGTCGTACAGCGTCCGGCCGCCTTCGTGGCGGACGTTGGTGCACACGGCGCCGGCGTAGCTGGTCAGCAGGGCGTTCCCGCTCAGCGCGCTGATGTAGCGGCCTGCGTCGTCCTTCGGGTGGCCGGCGGGGGCGGGCTTGCCTTCGAGGGACGGGGCGCCGGCTGCGAGCTGGTCGGCCATGTAGGCCATCCCATTCATCACGATGCCGTCGACGGCGCCGCAGACGTTGGCGACCGTGTACCGGCCGCCGGACTTCGAGACCGCGCCGGCGTTGACGGCCGACAGGACATGGACACGGGTGTGCTTCATGCGGCGCGATGCTAGGAACGGCCGCCCATAGCACTGCCAAGGGTGACAGGAGAGTCACGCCTCGCCCGGCACTGCATGCAGTCATGGAAGCATGCAGGCCCAGCGCACCCAGGAGGCTGCGATTCGTCGGCGGCGGGCAGGCTGAAGTCACCCCGTAACCCGTCGTCTTGCGCGGTCCCTCGCAAACAGGCCGCACGGCGCGCGGTCAGGGTGAGCCGACCGGCCGGTCTTTGCGCGGTGTGGCCCGATGCAGGGCCGTGCTCGCTTTCGCCACGCTCGCGCGCCCGCAGGCGGCCGGAAACGGACAAGCCCTCAAGGCTGGTCGCTCCCGTGGGTGCATCACGGTCCCCACGCTGTGGGGCAAACGACCGGCCTTGAGGGCTCGGGTCGGATTGTTGCCAAGGATGCACCCAATGGCAAGCGCGATGCTAGGAAGAGTTGCGGCAGAGCCGCCCGCGGCCCACAATGGCGAAGCCCGGGGCGACTGCGAATCGCGCCGGGCTTCTAGCCACCTCTCAGCGAAAGGACCGCTACATGGCTGATGCCAATGCTACTGATCTCCCGGCCCATCTGTCCGGCCTCAAGCGACTGTGCGAAATCGTCGAGGCCTCGCCGGGAATGCGAAGGGTTCTTGCCCGTCTCGGCAGCAATGAAAAGGCGGCTGTCATCGTGGCTGCTCAAGCCGTATGGGAAGCGGCCGGCTTAGAGAGCCCACGCGAGTTTGACATACAGGACTACCTTGGACGCGCAGTAACTCGGCTGCTCGACGACGCCGAGAGCGATGCCGACGCTAGCAAGTCCATGCAGCACCTCATGGACTCCGTGGCGCAAACCTGCGGCGATTTCATGGGCTACGCACTGGAAACGTCGGAGGACGTTGAGCGCGAGGTCTCTCGGTTCTGTGCTGTGCTTCGTCATAGCGCAAACAAAGCCTATGACATCCCAGCCGAAGAAACCCCCGCCAAACCCTAACCGCCTCTCCCGCCGCTACATGGGCCTGCTGAAGGCAGCGGCGGCGCAGGCGAAGGACGACGCGGCGCTTGGGGCCAAGGCCCGGGCGCTGCTGGCCGAGTACGAAGCCGAGCGCGAACGCATGCTTGCCGGCATGGCCTCGGATGAGGCGCTGGCGAAGATGCTCAAGCCGGCGCCGTAACCACTCAGCGAAGGAACCGCCTCATGGGGGACTCTGATACTACCCTTGCAGGCGCACTGCGCAGCCTGCTCTCGGCGACCGAGTTCGTTGCGCCGAACCACGACATCCTGTCTGGCACTGACGCCATCGCCTGCGAGAAGGAGTTGCGGCGGGCCAGGCAGGGCGCCGAGCAGGCGCTGCAGGGCGCCATCGACCACGCGCGCCCGATCCCGACGACCTACGCTGCCACCTACGATTCGTCTCTGGTCGACGAGTTCAAGAAGCCGCCGGTCGACATGACCAAGCACAGCAGAGTGACCGAGTTCTCCATCAAGCGCGAAGGCCAGGAACACTGGGAGCCGCTTCAGTGCGCACTGCTCGGAACGATAGACGGCGGGCTCAAGATCGAAACCGAGCGCGTGCCCTATGTGGCGCTTGACCTCCTCCGCCGCTACGTCCGCCTCGTCGTCCAGTCCGAGGGCTCGGACCTGCTGAAGCGGGCCGGGACTGGCGGCGTGGATGCGACGTTCACGCCCGACGAACTGGCGCTGCTGACGCGGCTTTCCGAGGAGGCGACATCGTGACGATGCGCAACGCTAGAAAGACGAAGGCGCTGTTTGCCTCGCTGCGGCCCAAGCTGCGCCGTTGGGCAAGGCGCCGCGGGCTGATTGCGTGGTTTGACGTGCCTGTCAACAACCCGCATCCATGGGCCGTGCAGCCTGGCCGCGGCGAGGTGGCGCGACATTCCGGCCGTTGCCGTTCATGAACATTGGCGTCTACGTCTTCACAGACGGGCCTATCGGCAGCCCCTGACGAAAGAAAGCCCCGGAGCCTTGCGACGCCGGGGCCGATGTGCCCATGCAGCGGGCAGGAGACAACAACGATGAACCGGCCACCCCTAGCCGGCATGGGCGATGCTACGAATCAGCGGTAGGCGCCCACCACGGACCAGCGCACGTTGACGCTGTAGGCCCCCAGGCACCGGAAGTTTCCGATAGTGCAGATAGCGCGGGGGAAGGCCTCGACCGCCAGCGTGCCCAGCCCGGGGCCCTCAGCCGGCCGGCAGATGCGGAACGGGATCGACAGCGTCGCGCCGGCAAGCCCCGAGGCCACGAACCTGGCCCGGCTGCCGCTCTGCTGCAGCGGTAGCCCGGCGGTGCTGATCGCGATCTCGACCGTGGCGTCGTGGAGAAGCGTCTGCGACCACGTGCCCTCGATGCAGGCCTCGCCGCTGAAGGGGCGCGCGGGCGTGAAGCCTCCGGCTGCGATCAGCTGCGGGGACCACTGCGTGCGGCCGGTAGGCTCTTCCGGGATGCCGGAGCTTGAGGCCGTGGCCTGCCAGATAAGTTCGGGCGGGGGTTCGTTACCTCCGCCCCCGCAGGCAGACAGCAGGGCCAGGGCGGCGGGGATGAGCAGTGCGCGGGGGGTGTTCATGACGCGCGACCGTAGCGGAACCCGCCGGCCAGCGCAACCACCACGAAGGGCGCCCTACTTGCGGGCCGCCTTCTTCTGCTGCGCCTGCCAGCGGGCGAGCTCGGTGCGGCTCGTCTCCTTTGCCCGGTCGGTCAGCAGCGGCTTTCCGTCGTCGTCGAGCAGCACCTCCGTAACGGAGCAGTGACAGTTAGATGCGACAATTCCACCGGCGATCAACAGGCCCGATCGCTCTTGGAGATCGTAGACATGCCCCTCGTAATGACTGATTTCAATGCGGACCAGTTCATCCAGCGATTCAAGGCCGGCGCCACCTTCGCCGCCATTGCTGCCGAGTTCGGCGTGTGCGACCGGACCGTCATGGAGCGGATGCACCGCGCCGGCTTCCGCGCCCGCGAGTGGCTCCGCGGCGAGCGCGAGGTGAAGGCCCTCGAGGCGCACCCCGCCCACATGGCCGGCGAGTCCATCCTTGCGATCAGCGGCCGCACCGGCGTCGACCGCAACACCTTGCGGAAGACCATGCTGCGGCTCGGCCTGCCCGTGCGCGACACGAGCGAGGCTCAGCGCGTCCGCATGAGGAACATGACTGCGGCCGAGCGCCGCGCCAACGTCGCCGCTGCGAACTTCGTCGCCCGCGTGCGCGAGATCCCGCTGCCTGAGAAGGTCAAGCGAGCGGCCACGCGTACCCGGAAGGTCGGCGTGCGTGAGCGCGAGCTTGTCGAGGCGCTGCGCGCTGCCGGCGTCGAGTGCGAACACCAGTTCCCGATCGGCCCGTACAACGTGGACCTCTGGCTCACAGAGAGCCGCGTCGCCGTGGAGGTCTACAGGGCTCACCCGGGCAAGGCTCTCATGGCCCGCCTGCACAAGCGCACCGAATACCTGCTCGATGGTGGGCGGCACCAGCTCACCGTGCAGCTGTCCTACCCGCGCGGCACGCCATTCGATCTGGCCGCGGTTCGTGACAAGGCGATCGCCTTCGCGGAGTTCTGCAGCCGGCACCATCCCGCGGGCGGTCAGCACGGGGTGATTCGCGGTAACGGCGAGTTCGTGGCCCGCAGCAGTCACCAGACGCACGGCCGGCCCCTTGTAGTAGGACTGGATGCCCGCTGAGAAGCGGCCGGCCACGCGCGTGCCGGGCAGGAAGCACCGATAGATGTTGCCGTCCCGGCTGTAGAAGTCCCGCACCTCGGCGCTGCTGTACGTGCGCCCGTTGCGCACGGCGTGTGTCGGCCGCGTCGTCGGAATCAGCGCCGACTTCCACAGCAGCCCGATCTCCATGCCCAGGTTCTCAACGGCCCAATCCCGTTCGTCCAGGCGGGCCATGCGCAGCGTGTCGGTGATGTCGGTCTGCGCCCAGCCCTCAGCCCGAGCCCGCGACACCCCCATGCGCGCCTCGATCTCCTTCGCCACCACGCGCGGGTTCTTCCCGTCGACCACGCCGCGGCCGATGATCTGCGACAGCGCCGACTTCTCGCCGGCAGACAGCCCGGTCCAGTGCTCGTAGCTCTTGATCTGCGCCATGGCCACCCGGTTCTGGAAGCCCTGGCTCATGAGGGCCGAGCCGATGTCCCGCGAGGCCGAGTAGGTGGCCGACAGCGCCGACAGGTTCGCCGCGCTCTGCGCCAGCCCGAGCTGGGCAGCCTCGGCGTCGATCTGCGCGTACCAGTGCGTCCGGTAGCTGCCGCCGGCCACGGCCTCGATCCAGCGGTCGAAGGCCTCGCGTAACGCCTGCGTTACGGCGGCCAGTTCCTCGGGCGTCAGCGCGTACACCGTGCGCGGCGCGCTGCTCTGGTCATTCTGCGCGACCTCGCCGACGACCCGGATGCGCGCGAAGATGGCCAGCACCTCGGCCGTGAGCCCGGCCCAGCGCTGGCGGATCGCCCGGATCGCCCGGCGCTGAACAGGCCCGCTGCCGGTGCGGTCGGTCGTGTCGCCCGGGATGATGGGCGAGCGCGGGCGGATGCGGCTCACGGCTGCGGCGGCAGCGCGCCCGGGTCGCCCTCATCGTCGGCCGGATCACCCTCGCCCGGCATGTCGTCGAGCTCGGGCTCTTCTTCGTAGTCCAGCACCTTGCGCACTTCGTTCTCTGAGAACGGGGCATTGCGGCCGGCGGCGACCATGTCCTTGTTGATCGTCGCCAGCTTGCTGGCGATGTCGGCCTTCTCGCCGTCGCCCATCGCATCCAGAGGCTTCCACTCGACCTCGAAGTCCGACGCCTCCACGATGCCGCACGCCTGCAGCCGGCGGATCAGCGCGGTCACGGCGCCGGTGAGCAGGTTGCGCTGGCGCGACTTGCACCGCGCGTTGTCGGCCTTCTTGTCTTCGTCGCTGGCCAAGCGGCCGGTCTGCTGGCCGAACAGGATCGTGAAGGGGATGCCGACGGCCGCCGCGAAGGTGTTCGCCGCGATCTCCCAGGCGCCTCGTGGGTCGTGCATCGTGGTTTGTAGCGTGCCCACGTCGCCACCCTGCACCGCCACCGATGCGTCGATGTTGGTGTTCAGGCCGCGCGCCTTCTCCTCGATGGCCTGGCCCAGCGTCTTGCCGCTCGCGCTGCCGTCGGCCGACTGCGTCAGCTTCTGCGGGTCGCTGTCCTTGTCGAATGTGAACTTGAGCACCCGGGCGCTGTTCTTCAGGTAGCTCTCGGCCGATCCGCCGCTGACCTTCTCCAGGTCGACCAGCGCATTGAACCCGGGCTGCAGCAGCGGGATGCCGTCGAAGAAGTCATCCCCGACGGCGCCTTCGGCCAGGATCAGGACGCGGCTCGGATGCACGTCGACCCACTGCTCGGGCTGGCCTTGCGTGTCCTGGCGGTCGCTGGTGCGCATGCGGTACTGCCACATGGTCGGCTGGCCGAAGGTGTCGCTGCTGCTGTCGCTATCCCAGCCCACCACCTTCAGCTGGTGCTCGTACACCGGCACCAGGTCGACCAGGCGCGAGGCCCTCATCAGCGGCTCGCGCAGCTGCTTCCCGTCTGCCACGCGCAGGATGAGACCGGAGAAGCGCCCGACCATGTTCCGGCGGTCCCAGTCCTGCAGCTTCGGCCAAGCGTTGACCTTTTCGAGGATGCCCTGCAGCCGTGTTTCCCACGGCGTCTCGGCGTCGCTAGCCTTCAGCTTCACCCGCGGCCATTCCTGCCAGCAGCGGTCGAGAATGTGGTGCACGGCGCGGAAGC